AATTAAAAAGATGTAAATATAAAAATGTTCATTTAAGTATAATTCACAAATAACCCCTCCGCTTAATAATTAATTAACTATAAAAACTATGTCAAAAACAATCACAATCAGCGATGAGAGTTTTGAACTCATTAAAGAACAGTTAAACGAAGAAGAAAGGTTTGATGTCAATGAGTTAAAGGATTTCGTGGGTAAGAAGTTCTTTATCAGAACTGTCACTTATCATTTGGTCGGTGAGGTAAAGAAGATTGTCGGTAATTTCTTTGTCTTGGAAAATGCTTCTTGGATAGCCGACAGCGGTCGGTTTATGGAAGCCATTAAAAAGGGAATATTAAACGAAGTTGAGCCAGTCGGCGATGCTTTGGTGAATATCAATTCTATCACCGATATATTTCCCTGGATACATAAATTACCAAGCGAACAAAAATAATATGTTTATATATTTAGAACAATACGGTAGGTCTGGGTCTAGGTCTTGGTCTAGGTCTGGGTCTAGGTCTTGGTCTAGGTCTGGGTCTAGGTCTTGGTCTAGGTCTAGGTCTTGGTCTTGGTCTAGGTCTGGGTCTAGGTCTTGGTCTAGGTCTAGGTCTAGGTCTTGGTCTTGGTCTAGGTCTGGGTCTGGGTCTGGGTCTTATTGACTAACCCCCGACCGATAGTGTCGGGTAGATAATAAATATATGAAAGAATGTGATTTTTGCCATAAGATAAAAGAAGATGTCCAAATTTGCTACGATTTAGATGGAAATCCTATTGATAAATTTATCTGTAAATTATGTCTTTATAAAATTAAATTGAAAGAAGAGCATTTTGACGATTAACCCCTCCGCTTAATAATTAATTATAAAATAATAATAAAATAATATGTCTATAAAAAAAGAACTTTATGAGTTTAGACCACTACAATAATACGGTCATCGGGCATTTGAGCGAAGGCAAAGCCAAGTTGACCTACCAATACGGAAAGTTGGCCGAGCGACTGCTTGAAATACGGAAGGTCAAGGCGACTTGGTGGAAAGCCCAGAGGCCGACGCATACGAGCAACGCTTCGGCGGAGCGGGCGTGGGACGAAACAGACTACGGCCAAGAGGAAGCCGAAACCCGTATGAGAATGACTTTGACGAAAATGAAACGGGGCGACAAGCAGACCGAGATTGACGCTTCACGGGACGAGTGGTATCACCCGTTCGGAAGTTAAATATTAATTCTCTTGACCGCTGACCGCACTTTGAAAATGCGTTATAATAAAAATATGATTACAAATAACGAACAAATAATCCGTGATTTTAAGACCGAGCCGTTGCGACTGATTGATTTGGCGACGAAGTATAATTTGAGTAAGCAACGCATACATCAGATTTTAATGGACAATATTAGTTGGCAGGATTACAAGGCACGGCTGGCTTATGTGAAAAAGATTAAGGCCGAACAGAAAGCCAAGGCGGAAGTTAAGACAGAAACTTGTGCCTACTGCGGGACGAAGTTCACCTACCGCTACGACTATTCGGACGAGGGGCGGAAGTATTGCTCCTACAAATGCTTCGCCGACCGCAAACGAAACCTTATGTCCCCCGAGGAGCGAGAAGCCCATAAGAAACAATGGCGACACGAACACTATTTGAAAAACAAGAAAGCAGGCCGGACAGCATAGCCCCTGCTTTTTTTGTTGCCGGTATGATAAATTTTCAAGATAAAAAGTTTTGGGACGAATTAAGAGAATATGTTGAACACGAAACGGAAAAAAGACACTATCCGAGGCGTGGTTTAATAATTGCTATGCGGATTAAAAAAGACTATGAGGGGGATTGCGAAAGTCATTAACTAAAAAAACAAAATGCTGGAAAAACCAAAACGAAAATGCCAGACCTGCGGGAAAGAATTAGTTAAACTTTATAAATATAGTTTGACGCAATGGTCGCAAAAAAAGTTTTGCTCTTTCCTTTGCTCCGTGGAAGCAAAAAGAATAAAAGACGGATTGAGTAATGGTGAAAGGCACAGACGAAAAATTGGCCGACTAAAAAAGGGGACGCCGGAGTGGTTGGAACGTATTCGTTCAAGGACAAAGGACGCTATGTATAAGCCGGAAGTTCAATTTAAAATTAGACAGACAAGAAGCCCGTTGACTTTGGAGCATAGAATTAAATTATCAAATGCCAAGTTTGGGAAAATGCCAAAAAATACTATGTTTGGAACTGGAAATTATGCTAATATACAACGGGGCGACTATGAGTGTTCGAAGGGAAGCGTTTATTTTAGAAGCAAGTGGGAAGCGAATTATGCTCTTTATTTAGATTTTTTAGTTGAAAAAAAACAGATTAAGGCGTGGGAGTTCGAGATTGATGTTTTTGTTTTTGACGCAATTCAGTTTGGGACACGCTCCTATCGTCCAGATTTTAAGGTTTTTAATAATGACGGGACTTTTGAGTATCACGAAGTTAAGGGATATATGGATAGTGCGAGCAAGACGAAGCTAAAACGTATGGCCAAATATTATCCCGAAGTTAAATTGATTTTAATTGACGCTCCTGTTTATAATGCTTTAAAAAAACAAATTGGAAAAATGTTAAACTTTTATTAATATGGCCGACATTTTTAAGAACAAATTAATATCCGTGATTACGCCGATTTATGACCGCACGGCCATACTACGACAGAGCATAGAGAGCGTGTTGGAGCAGGGCTTTGACCACTTTGAACTGCTTTTGATTATGGACGGAAGCCCGCAGGCGACCCGAGATGTTGTTATGAGTTATAAATGGCACCCGAAAGTTCGCATTTTTGAAACAGAAAAACAGACCGGCAACGCTTGTATTCCCCGAAACATTGGGGCGACCGAAGCCCGAGGCGAATACCTTGTATTCCAAGACAGCGACGACATTATGCTACCGAGCCGGTTGGACGTTTCCTTCCACGAATTACAGCAGACCGATATGATTTATGGGAACTACCGCATTTTAGAAAAAGACAAACTGACCGAAGCCAAGACAACCCAAGCCGACCTACGCCAAATGCTGAACAACGGCAATCACATTAATCAAGGCACAGTTGCTATGAAGCGGAAGGTTTATCTTGAAGCCGGCGGGTGTAAGAGGAAAATGAATTATTGCGAGGACTACGAATTATGGTGTAGGATTATGAACTTGTGTTTTCGGGTGAAATATGTGAACGAGTTTTTATCAATTTACAGAAAGCACGAAGGCAACCTTGAAAAAAGCATTGGCGACCTTGAAAGGTGGAAGCCGGTTTTAGATAAAGAGTATCGCATTACGCCCGAGCAAATGGACTTGTGCGAATATAAAGAAATTACAATATGTTAGAACGTAAAAAAGGAATTAGCGTGATGATTAGAAACAGGGACGAGGGCATAACCTTGGCCTTGGCGTTGGAGTGTGCCAGACAGATTGGCGACCAGATTGTTTTTATTGATAACAATTCTATTGATAGTTCGCTTTTTATTGCCGAGGAGTTTAAGAAAAAGCACAAACTTGATACAATGGTTATTGAAAAATACGATTTGAACGTTCAGCATAACAAGTCCACCCTTGCCGATTATTATAATTTTGCCCTTTCATTTTGCGACCGAGAGTGGGTTATTAAATGGGACGGCGACCTTTTCGCCGAGCCGTGGCTTTGCGAGAAAATTAGAAATACAATTCTGGCGGAAACAGACGACAGCGTTCAAGGATTTTATTTGACGAACACAATACTTTGCCGAGATAAAAAAAATGTTTACATAGGCCAAGGCGGGGAGTGTGCTATTTTCCGCAATATTCCGGGTAGGGTTTATATAGCCGATATTTCTTGCGAGGGCTTGGAAGCCCTTATACACCAGAGAAAATTATTTATGAAAGGTGATTTGTTTAAGGATTTTATTTGGCATTGCCGATTTAAAAGCCCGAAAAACTTTGTGCGAAGCCGGCTATTTTATTTTTATTTGGGGGACAAGGTTGAAGGTTTTTTTGACGACTATGTCACGAAACGTTTGGAAGGGACGACCTACGAGGAATTGGAAATGGTATTCTTGCGGGACGCCATTAAACCCTACGACCCCGAACTCCACGAAGGCCGGCCGATACCGCCGGAACTTGCTAATTTAAAATATTATTAATTTATAAAATTATGTTTGACGTTAAGAAAAATAATTTGTTTGAAGTTTTTGACCCGTATCAAAAGTTTATGGACGACGAGCAGAGTGGCACAGACCACCCGTCCCGTTGGTTTGTTTTGGAACTATTAAAAAAGATTGAGTTCAAGTCAATTTTAGACGTGCCGGTCGGGACAGGAGTTGACTATTTGATTTTTAAGAAAGCCGGCCTTTTAGAAGGCAAGCGTTTTGTTGGCCTTGACTTCACGCAGAAGTTCCTTGATTTTTGTTCCAAGGAGAAAGGCATTGATTGCGTTCAAGGCGATATTCGGGAGTTGCCATTTAAGGACGGGGAGTTTGACGTTGTTCACGCCCGAGGAATATTTGAACACCTTGACGGCGACGAATATAAAAAAGCGATTGCCGAGTGCTTGCGGATTGCCAAGGACTACGCCTTCCTGATTTTTTACCGAGGGGCAGGCCAGACCAAAGGCAAGATTTATAACGTCCTTGGTTTTTGCGAGCAGGACTACTTACAAACCGAGATTGAAGCCGAGTTGCCGGCGGGGAAGTTTGAACGCTTTGAGATTACGGACAAGTGGAACGCCGTTTATACGATATACTTAATTACAAAATAATTATGAAAGCATATATTGAAGCCCAAGTTGATAACAATTTCCGCAACCACCCGATTATTATTGCTATGTGTCGGGAAGGCGTGGACTTTGCTATGGAAAAATTAAAAGACGAGAAAATTGAAAACGTTTTAGACGTAGGGTGCGGGGACGGCTATGCCCTTGAACGCTTCAAGGAGTTGGGCATTAAGGGATTGAAAGGCGTGGACGCATTAGAGGACAGAATTGAAACGACCAAGGCGAAAGGATTTGACGCCGTATGTGCGGACTTTTACGAATACGAGGACACGGATAACTTTTATGACCTTATTTTCTGCTCCCATACTTTGGAACATTTCCCGCACTGGGAGCAGGCCATAAATAAAATGTTGAGATTTATTAAGAAGGGCGGACATTTATTTTTAATTGTGCCGACCCTTGGGGATATACCGCAGAGCCAAGCCCACTTCTCTTTTTTTGAGGACGGGAGAATTATCGCCGAGTTTTTAGAAACGTGCGGTATGGAGATTTTATCAAACTTCCACCACCGCCGGAGCGACCCCGAAGTTTGGATATTAGCAAAAAAATTATGAGAATATTTTATGTGATACCGGCAACCATTTGTTGCGGGGGCATACGAATAGTTTATGAACACGCCAACCGATTAAAGAAACTCGGCCACGATGTTTTTTTATATTCTACCGACAAGAAAATGACGCAGGATTGGTTTGACGGATTGGAAGTTCCGTTCGTTTGGGAGATTGACCGGCCGGACGTTGTGATTGCGACCTTCTGGAAAACCGTTTATGACATTGAGCGTATGAACTTGAACTGCCGGAAGTTTTACCTCGTTCAAGGATTAGAGCCGTATTTTAACAAGAGCAAGGCCGACGAACAACTTGTGAGGCAGACTTACAAAATGGGCTATAAACTTATTGCGATTGGCAAGTCAGTTCAAGATTGGTTGCGGGACGAGATTAAGGAAGGGAGCTACTACATTAAAAACTGCGTTGACTTCAAACAATTTCACAGGGACGAGTGGGTGGTGAGGTTAAAGAAAATGCGGACGACGATTTTAATTGAAGGCAACTCGGACTTTTATTATAAGAATATTTACCAAGGTATGCTGGCACTTCAAAAGTTTCGGGACAAGTGCGACATTTGGTATTTGGCTTGGAACGGAACAGGCATTAATAGCCGACTTTATGACCGGCTTATTAGCAAGCCACCGCAGGAAACGCTACGGACGATTTACAGCACGGCGGATATTTTCTTTAAGCCGACCTTGTTGGAAGGGGCGAGCCTGCCAATTATTGAAGCAATGGCTTGTGGGACGCCTGTTGTGACGACCGATATACCTTCCGCCCACGAATACTGCGTTCACGGCGAGAATAGCCGGCTTTGCGAACGGGCGAGCGTTGAGGATTATGAGCGGAACATTTGGGAATTGCTTAAAGACCCAGAGGAACGCCGGCGGATTGGGAAGGCCGGATTTGAAACCATTAAAAAAGAGTGCGACTGGGAAAGGGAAATTAAAAAATTGGAAACAATTTTATGGCAGAAATAACCATATTGATAACTTGCTTTGAAAGGATTAAGGAGTTAGAACGCCTTTTGAACAGCATAGACGACCACTATAAGGGTTATAGGGTTTTAATTGCTTCCTGTGGCCGTTTAAAGCCCACGTTTAACACCCTGCGACGCCGAAATCCCGTCACCATATACGAAATGCCGTTTGACGCCGGCCTTTCTTTTATGAGAAATTACCTTGCCGAGCGGAGCAAGACGCCTTATTTTTTATTGTTAGAGGACGACTTCGTATTTACGGACAAGACCGACATTGAAACGATGAAACAAAAACTTTTGGCCGGCGAGGATATTGGAGTTGTGGGCGGGAAAGTTTTGGAGTTCGGCAAGGAAGTCAAGATTAATTATGATTTTGAAATTAGAAAAATTAGTTATGATAATGACTTTTTCAGCGACCAGAGAATATTGAGGGTGACCCACGCCCAGAGTTCTACCTGCGACTGCGTGGCGAACTTCGCCCTTTTTAGAAAGGCGTGTTGGCAGGACAACCAATGGGACGACGATTTGAAAATTGAGGGCGAGCATTTTGACTTTTACTACCGCTTAAAAGAGCAGGGCAAATGGAAAGCGTTTCATTATGGGACAAGCGAGATTGACCATAAGAAAAATAATTCGCCGGAATACAAATACTACCGAAATCGTAAAGAGTTCTTAATTAAAATGATGACCAAAAATTGTTTTAAGAAAATTATATTCCCGAACGGCTTCACCTTTGAACTTAAAGACGGGGTGATTGTCAATTATCACGATTGTTTAATTAATTAATATAAAAAACTATGTTAGAAATTACCAAGGAAAAATTAGACGGGCTATTCAAAATGGCCGATGAAGTTAAGGCAATGGACGACGTGACGAGCGAGCAAGTTCGCACGGCCAAAGCCCAGAACAGCGAGCGGACGCACAAGTTCACGAGGGAAGGCAAGGAAGTGGAAATCCCCGAGAAAGTTTTATGGGAAGAAATGTATTATTTAGGCAAGGACAGCGAAGCCGGAAACAAAATGCGGGAAACTTATCCCGAAATGTTTGAGCAGGTGGACAAGCAGAACAAGATTGTCCAGCATTTGAAAATGTATATTATGGGGAACTTCGGCGTGGACTATACTGCTATGACCTTCACGGATTGGTTGCGGATTATGGAAGCGTTGATTGACTATAAAGCGGAGAAAAAATAAATGGACTTTGAAACTAAAATGGCGTTCTTTATTTTGAGTTTATTTTTCCTGTTGGCGATGTTCTTTTTAATTTATGGGAACTTCGTCCTTGACCAAGCCTTATAAAAAGATTATAATAATATTATGGAAATCAAAAAAATTAAAATTAGCGAGTTAAAAAAAGCGGAATACAACCCGAGGATAATGCTTGACTTTGAAATGGAAGCCTTGAAACAAAGCATACAAGAGTTTGGGTTTGTTGAGCCGGTGGTGGTGAACAAGGATATGACCATTATCGGGGGACACCAAAGAGCGTTCGGAGCAGAAGCCCTTGGTTGGGACGAAGTGCCGTGTTTCGTGGTTGACCTTGATAAGAAAAACGAGAAACGCTTGAATTTGGCCTTGAACAAAATCAACGGCAGTTGGGACGAAGTAAAATTGACGAAAATGATTGGTGAATTAAAAAACGAAGCCCTTGGTTTTAGGGACGAGGAAGTTAATCAATTCCTTGCTCGGCAGGAACTTATGGCGGAGCAGACGGGAAACTACGAGCCGGAAAACGACGAGGAACTTAAAAAACTTTTTGACCGCAATGAGAAGGTGGCCGTTCAACTGGCCACGCCGGACGACCCGAAGCGATGTAATAAATTGGCTTTTTATGTGGAAACTTGGGACGAATACAAGACCATTAAGGACGCCTTTGAAACGACCCGCAAGGGGGAATTGGACAAGGATAAATTATTAACTTTAATTGAAAATGCTTAAACCCGAATTAAAAGACAAATGTGCCGGTGAGTATAATTCAATGCGGATTACATACGAGTTCGCTGATTGTTCAATGCCATTAACTTTTGACCAGTATTCCAACTGCTCGTATAATTGTGCTTATTGTTTTTCCCAATACCAGAGGGGTATGGGAAACGGCAAGGACGAATACAACGCCAAGCACGTTAAGGCCGTGGACGTGGCCAAGGTGCGGAAACTGCTTGAAGGCAAGACCAAGTCCCCGTTCAACGCTTGGATTAAAGCCAAAAAACCAATTCAATGGGGCGGATTATCCGACCCGTTCTGCCACTACGAGGAAAACTTATCCGTGGGATTAGAACTTTTACGGCTATTCAACGAGTTTGAGTATCCGATTTCTTTTTCCAGCAAGTCCACCTTGCCGACCCGCAACCCAGAATACTTGGCGGAGTTTAAGAAGGCCGGAAGCCGGTGGCATTACAAGGCGAGCATTATCACACTTGACCCAGAAAAAAGTAAACTCGTGGAGAAAGGAACGCCAAGCCCGCAGGAGCGGGTGGAAAACCTACGCCGGCTTAACCAAGAGTGCGGGACATTGACGACGTGGAGATTACGCCCGTTCATTGTGGGGCTGACTGATTTGGATTTAGAGGAACAGATTAAGACGGCCAAAGAGATTGGTTGTCAGAGCATTACTACCGAGTTTTTTTGTTTGGAACGCCGGAGTTATGGCAAGAATAAAACCTTGATGAACTACCAAGAAATATCAAAGGCCTGCGGATTTTCCCTGATTGATTTTTATAAGAAGTTCGGGACAGGAGCGGGATTTGTGCGACTTAACAGCGACTTCATTAAGCCTTATGTCTGGAAATATGTGAACTTATGCGAGAAATACGATTTGAAATATTTTATTAGCGACGCCCACCATAAGGACAAAAATTGTTCTGGGAGCTGTTGCGGATTACTTGATAGCAATGAGCATTTTAACGGCTATGCCCGAGAACAATGGGCGAGCCTGCTACAAATTGCCAAGACCAAAGGATTTATTACTTTTGCCGAGGCCAAAGCGACGCCGGACGAAGCGGAAAGGGAGTGGAGAAACACGGCCAAGGTTGGGGGAACGCTGAACGTGGCCGGCACGAAGGCGAGCATTATCCGCAATATGACTTACGAGGAATATTTTGAACGGCAATGGGATAGGGGCTTTTTTGAAAAATACTTTGAAGGGCTTGTGTTTGTTGGCGGAAAGGGCAAGGACGGACACGCTATTTATTTTTTTAATTATAAGAAAGCGACAATATGATAAAAATTGTTTCGCCGAGCAAGAACAGATTGGATTATACGATTGACAAGGTGTTCCCGCTGGTTGATATTATTTGCGAACCGCAGGACGCCGAGAAATACAGGGAGCGAGTGGGGGAAAACGCTTTGATTGTTATGCCAGAAAACGACAAAGGCTTCGGGTATGTTATGGACTTCCTTGTCCGGCATTACCACCTTGCCGGCCAGAAATACATTTTATTTGCGGACGACGACATATACGGCTTGAAACAACGGAACGGCAAGCCAGTTGACCTTAACAGATTTTTATTTGAAGCCGAGGAAATAATGCGAAAGGAGAACTACGCCCAACTTATGGTGAGTTTTGCCGGCCATAATTGGTATGTTAAAGACCAGAAGTTCAAGGAGAAAGTCGGGGCGTGGGGTATGGTTTTTCTGGACGTAGAAAAAATTACCGAGATTGGGGGCTATGATACCCGCTTAAAGATTTTCAATGATTGGGATTTGAGTGCCAAACTTATTGTGCGGGGATTTAAGACCGCTTGTTGGTATGACTATATGTTTTTACACAAGATGAAAAGCAAGGACGGCGGGGCAATGGGATATTACAAAGACAGCGACTTTATGAAAGTTCAATGCGGGTATATGCTTAAAAGATACGGCGATAAAGTTAAAGTCATTTTCCATAAGAAGCATAACCAATTTGAGGTGCGTTTTAAGTGGAATAAATTATAATTATATGGCACTTGACAAGGAAAACTATTTATTACAATGGGAAACAAACTCCAAGGAATTGACAAAGACCGAAATGCGTGCCATTGAGTTGAAGTATGAAGGCGGACGCTATGAGGATTTAAGCAAACTATTAAAGCAGGAGTTTCCCGAATATGTTTATTCATTGGACGCCGTCAACCTGCGACAATGGTTTTATGAGAAAGGCAAACTACGGCCGGCGTATGACGCTTACCGAGGGCTTATGAGGCAGGAAGCCATTGAGCGAGCCAAGACCCTGCTTGACGAAAGCGTGGAACTTGCGACCCGAACTACTATTGCCCTTATGGCGGGGAGATATAACGCCGACGCCAGATTGAAAGCGAGCAGGGAAATACTTAATAGGATTTTAGGAACGCCCGCCCAGAACATTAAGATTGACGACGAGGACAGAGCCGAGAATAAGCAGACCAAGGATAAATTAAACGAACTTATAAAATATGTTAAAGATACCACTTCCAATATTAGACCCGAAGCGGAAGCAGACGCTTCTGGGGATAGCGAGCCTGTTCAACCTTAATGGGGTTTCTTTTGACCAGATTATCGCGGACGGACAACTTGTTATTTTGGACGCCCTTATTTTTAGGGACTATACGAGGTTGGAAATTATTTGTTCTACGCAATACGGCAAGAGTTTGGTTGTGGCATTGGCTTGCTTGATTATTACTTGCTTTCAAAATGAGGTTGTGGCCGTGATTGCCCCGACCAACGACAAGGCCAAGATTATAATGCGATACTTCATTGAACATTTGGGAGATAACCGATTGTTCAGCGAGGAACTGGACTATGAAACTAAACTGGAACGGCTACGCCAAGAGGACAGCAAGCAGAGGATTATTTTAAGAAACGGCGGGGGTATATTCGTTCTTTCCGCACAGCAAAAAAGTCTTGGCAAGAGCATTGAAAGTGCTATGGGGCAGGGAGCGAAAATTGTTATTATGGACGAGGCGTGCTTAATCAACGACCAGACCGAGGCGACCATATTCCGTATGATTGCCGGCAAGGGGGCGGACGCATTTTATTGTAAGATTGGAAACCCGTTTTATAACCAAGCCCCGAACACGCATTTTTATGAGAGTTGGCACAACCCGAACTACGCCCGCATTTTCATTGACCACCGGCAGGCGATTAAGGAGAACAGGTATAGCCAAGAGTTCATAGACGAAGCCCACGGCAAACCGCTATTTGATATTTTATTCGCTTGCGAGTTCCCGCCCGAGGACGCCTACGACGCTGACGGCTATTTGAAGTTAATCCTTAACGACCAGATTTGCTTTGTGAGCAGGGACAAGTTTGACCAGAGCGAAGGCGACATTATGCTTGGGTGCGATATTGGCGGGGGTGGAGATAAGAGCGTATTTGTTGGCCGGAAGGGAAGGGTGGCTTGTTGCCTTGGGATTTTACAAACCAAGGATACTATGGTGAACGTGAAAAAGATTGAGGAACTTGTCAAGGAATACGGGATTAAGTGGGACAATGTTTTTATTGACGATATTGGGATTGGCAGGGGCGTGAGCGACCGACTAAAAGAGATTTATTGGTGCGTGGGAGTTTCCGTGGGGACGCCGGCACGGGATAAGAATACTTTTTTTAATTTGAAGGCCGAACTAACTTGGAAGGCCAAACTATGGGTGGAAGGCGGGGGCGTATTTGTTAAAGAGGACGGTTTTAATCAATTAACGTGGATTAAATACAAGCAGGCGACAGGCGACAAGGCCATACAGATTGAGCCAAAGGAACGCTTGAAAGCCCGAACGCATAAAAGCCCCGACTATGCGGACGCATTTATTCTAACATTTTATGAGCAGGCCTTTGTGGGCTTTGCGTAATAATTTATAAACTATGTCAAGAGCAATAAACGGCATTGAACTTAAAGAAGCCGAGAACAACCAAGAGCGTATGATACTTGGACTTTTGGCGGACGAAGTGGCAAGGGTTAAATATGGCCGGATTACTTTTGAGGTTATCGTCCACGGGAGCAAGATAACAGGGATTGAGTGTTCTATGATTAAGAAGTCCGTTCGCTTCGGGGACTTGGCAGAAAACCCTTGACGACATTTAAAAAAAAGTGTATTATATACTTATATGGCAAATAAATATAACCTTGAAGGTATTGCCAGAACTTTTCTTATATGCTATAATTAATTTATAAATACAATTTTCTCATAAGGGGCAACCTATGACTACGACCGCATTTGACGGGGTAGTCATTTTTTATATTAAAAAATATGGAACGGAAAAACTTCTTCACAAAAATATTCAACGGCTTTGCCAAAAAAGAATTGGGCGATACTATGGATATTTTATTTCAAAGCAAGCAGATGAAAAGCAAAGAGGAAAGTTGGACGCAAAAAGATTTTTTGAACGCCTACAATTTAGCGTTGTATGTTAACAAGGCGATTAATAAGCGGGCGGAAAAAGTCAGCGAGATTAATTTTATTTTGGAAAAAAATGAAGAAATTATTGACGACGACCCGTTGCTTAATTTACTTTCCAAACCAAACAAGTTTCACACGGGAAGACAATTTATCGCCCTCTACCAAAAATACAAAGATATTTATGGCGAGGTTTATGTTTGGCTTGAACCCAAGATGACCTTCGGCGGAACGGATTTGAAAGTTGCCGGATTACATTTGCTTAACCCGAGCCAAATGGAAATACTTTATGACGCCACCTACACAAATGTTGTTGGCTACAAGCGACAGACGACCGAGGGCAAGGCAATCACTTATAAGCCAGAGGAAATCATATTTGACTTTTACCCAGACCCGAGCAACCCGCTACGAGGTATGAGTATTTTAAGAGCCGGAGCGAAAGCCATATCAACCGAAATGGAATTAGAAAATTATCAGGTTAATGTTTTGAAAAACGGCGGAAAAATTGAGGGTATTATGAACTTCAAAGGCGATATGTCCCCGACAAAATTGGCAGAACTTAAAGACGATTATAAAAAGAATTATAGCGAAGCGACCAAAGCAGGTATGCCTTTATTTTTAGGCGGTGAAGCGGACTATAAAAACATTGCTCTTAACCCTACTGAACTTTCTTATTTGGAAAGCAAGCGTTCAACCCTTAACGACATTTCAGTTTTAACTGACGTGCCGAAAGTTTTGTTATCAACCGCCGAGGATATTAAATATGACAACGCCGAAGTTTTAATGAGAATATTTTTGCGGGATACTGTTAAACCTTTAATGGGTGCGTTGTGCGAAAAATTAAATGAGAAAACCGAACTCGTGCCGGTTGGCTATGAATTAACTTTTAATAATCCTGTGCCGGACGATATGGATATTGTTTTACAGCAGAACGCCAATGGCATACAAAATTATTATATGACGATTAACGAAGCCAGAGCGAACGTCGGGCTTGACCCGATTGAAAACGGCGACACAATTCTTGCCCCATTTTCAGTTTCACCTTTGGGAGCAGAGCCACCGACGCCGGCAGAAAATACCGCACCGGCAGAAAGTAAAAAAAAAAGTTTTAATCACCCTTTAAGAGATAAAGATTTTAGGATTAAATATTGGGGGGAGTATATTAAAAAAGCGGATAAGTTTGAGGCCAAGTTCCAAACCGAACTGAAAAAATATTTGGCCGGACAGAAACGCAGGGTTGTGGATAAGTTAAACGCCAGTCAAGTCAATTCCTTTCATAAGGATTTAATGGACGACGTTTTCCACGCCGGAAGCGAGGTCAAGATTGGCATTAAAGAATTGAAACCGCTACTTGAAACCATACTGCTTAAAGCCGGCAATGACGCCAAGACCCTTGTGGGAGCGAAAACCGACTTTATGCTGACCGGCGACATTGCGGGTTGGATTGATAAGCGGGCTTCCTACTTCCTTGGCAAGATTAACGACACCACCCTCGGACAACTTAAAGCCCGATTGGCCGACCATATACAGGGAAACACGAACAGGGACGAGTTCGTTAGCCAGATTGAAAACCTATACGGCGACATTAGCACCGGCCGAGCCAAGACCATTGCGAGGACAGAAGTCGGGGGCTACTTCCAGAAAGGAAATTATGAAGGTTATAAGCAGGCCGGAGTGGATATTAAAATCTGGGTGGCCGTTATGGACGACGCCACCAGAGATAGCCACGCCGAAGCCGACGGCGAGGAAGTGCCGATGAATATGCCGTTCAGCAATGGACTTATGTTCCCGCACGACCCGAGAGGCGACGCCGAGGAAACAATTAATTGCCGTTGCTCAATTTAAATTATTAACTCATTTATAAATAATTCCAAACTATATGGAAAAAACATTGATTAAAATGAATATAATGCTCAAAAAAGTGGACGTTGCTAACGCCACCCTTGAAGCGATATTCTCCACCGCCGATGAGGACAGACACGGCGAAGTTGTTGTTCAAAATTGGGACTTGAAAAACTTTAAGGCCAATCCCGTCATTTTGAACAGCCATAACTACGGCGACGCTACCGACGTTATCGGGAAGGCCGTGAGCATTAAAGTTATTAAGGACGAAGCGACCGGTGAGAAACGATTAGAGGGCGACATTAAGTTTGCCACCCTTGAAAACCCGAAGGCCAAGATTATCTTTGACCTTTACGCCGGCGGTTTTCTTAATGCCTTTTCCGTGGGCTTTATTCCCAAGGAGTTTGATGACACTAACCAGATTTTAAAAAGCGAATTATTAGAAATCTCTGCCGTTTCCGTTCCGGCCAACGCAATGGCGTTAGCCAAGGCGAAAGGGATTGAGGTTGACAAACTTTATGAGCGAAGCAATACGAAACATAGTGAAGGTGAGGGAAGCGATGAAGGCGACGCCATCGCCGACGACGATAGTGGTGGAGATAGAGCAGGAGAAAATAATGAAGCCGATACAGGAAACGGAACTGGCGACGCCGACGCCGGAGATAACGCCGACACCGCAACCGACGCCAAGCCCGACACCGACACCGACACCGAAGCCGAAGTCGAAAAAGAAAAAGTTAGCGACAGCATAACCGACCCCGAGAACAAGACCGAAGCAAAAAGTGCGAGCCGGAAAATCCTTGACGCTTTCAAGACCGCCGAGGACAGAAAACTAAAAGCATTAAATAAAGTTATAATCGCTATTAAACTTATCAACGAGGAAACAAAGGCCGATACACGCCCTGCAAAGGACGTTAGAGTTGAGAGCAATCGTTTAATACACAAAGCGATTAGAAGTTTATATAAATTAAAAAATTAAGAATAACAAAAATATGGACGACAAAAAAATTGAGGACGAAAAAGTAGAGGACGAAAAAGTAGAGGAAACCAAAGAGGAAGCGGAAGTTGCCGAAGCGATTGAAAAAGCAATAAGCAAATCCGTTAAGAGCATTGAGGCTAACGTGAAGGGCGAAGTGAAAGCCTTTATGGAGAAGCAAGCAGAACTTTCCGAGAAAAAAGCCGGTATGTATAATCCGGAAATCAAAGCCGACAGAAAACTCTTAAACGAGCAATGCCGGAAATTGATTAAGACCGTTCTGTGTAAAGAAATGTCCACCGACGTTCAAGGCAGTCCTTACGCCGGCTATACCGTGACGTTTGAATTGAGTGCGGAAATCCGTCACTTAATTACCAACTATGGTATTGCCCGTCAAGAAATGTTGGCTATTCAACTTTCCAAGAACTCCTATAAAGCAAACGACCTTGTGACTGATTTATCAGTATTCTGGGTTGACGAAGGCGATGTCATTGGCTCTACTCAAACCGTTTTAGGCCAGAGCGAATTAGTGCTGAACAAATTAGCGACTATCGTTTCTATGACCGACGAATTGTTAGAGGACGAGGAAATTGACTTGGCTTCCTTCTTAACCGAAAGGGTTGCGGAAGGTTTTGCGAAGCAAGAGGACTTGGCCTTTTTCGCAGGCGACGGCACTACCCCGTTTGGTAGCTTCACCGGTTTATTGAACAATAGTTCTTTGAACAAGGTGACTTTGGCCGGAACAACCATTGAAGGTTTGACCGCCGACGACCTGTTGGATATGGTGGACGCCACTCCGCAGGGAGCATTAGCCAACGGCAAGTTTTATATGCACCGTTCTATCCTTTCAATCGTTAGAAAATTGAAAGCGAGCGACAGTGGTGTGTATATTTACCAAGCCCCGAGTGCTGGCAATGTTCAAACCATTTGGAATTATCCGGTGGTGTTAGTTGAAGCAATGCCTTCTGTTGCCGACGACGCTGATAATACCGGCTTCGTTTTATTCGGCGATATGAAGAAAGCCTGTATCTTGGGCTACAAAGGAGCGATTAACGTTAAGCAGTTTGACGCCGGTGTTATTAGAAACATTGACGATAATGCTGATATTAATTTAATCACCACCGACCGCCAAGCAATCCGTTGGGTGGAACGTGTTGGATACATTGCTATCTTACCGAAAGCAATGACCAGACTTTTAACCAAGACTTCAAGCATTTAAGTTGATTGTTTGTTTTTAGGGCAGGGGCTTATTATTCCTCTGCCCCGTAAAGCAAAAAATTATGATTTACAGATATATATACCAAAATAAAAACACCGGACTGAAAGTCTATTCGCAGAGGCCGATTGAAAACCCAAACCTTGTTTTGATTAGCGAGGTGCGGGGTATTGAAAACTTTAATTATTTAACCAAACAAAATTATGCCAACCACCGATAAGGGATATACGACCAAAGCATTAATACAAGCGTTCCTTGGGGGCATTACTATTGCCGATGATTTAAGCCCTTACATTTTAGCGACGCAGGCCTATATTGACGGCTATACGAGCCGGAGTTTCAAGGCAGACAGCACAGCGTCCGCCCGCTACTTTAACGGGGACGGAAGCCAAGAGTTGACCATTGATGACTGCGTGGAGATTACCAAGGTTGAGGTGGGCGTGAACGCTTACGGCGATAGTTTCAGTGAGATACCCAAGACAGGAGCAAACCGCTATTATACTTTGCCGAATAACAATACTGCTTGGGGCGTGCCGATTAGAAAAATATTTAGCCGAGCCAACTATTTTATAATGGGAATACAAAACCAGAAAATCACAGCCAAGTGGGGTTGGGCGACGACACCGCCCGAGGATTTACAGATGAGTGCGACGATTATTGCTTCTGGTATGTATAACGCCAACCGGCAACTTGGGGACGCTTCCGTTAAGAGCGAAAGCATTGGCAGTTATTCCGTTTCTTACGATAACATTAATGGGAGCGAGGAGTGGGCGAGTTTGAAATCAGCGATTAATATTTTGAACAGTTATAAAAAAGCAATACTTTAATATGGGAATTACCAGATTTTATACAACTTTATTCACTATTCAACGGCCGGTGTGGGCGAACGATAAAAGTTCCTTACAATCAGTTGGAAGTTTCTATGGACACAAGCAACCGACCAACCCCGAGTTGACCGAAAGTTTAGGATTTGCGATGACCAAGACCTTTACGATTTGGTGTTCTCCTTTAACAGACGTCAAGGCCGGAGATATTATTAACGACGGCACATACCAATACAATGTCCGAGCATTGAACAATAATAATTATTTAGGGGGCAATACGCATTTACAGATTATCGCCGAGCGAGCCGAAACTTATGTAAGCGTTTAACAAGATAAAAATATGGCGGACTACAATATACAAATATTCGGTTTAAAAGAGTTCCAAGACGCCATACAGAAAAACCCGCAGGTAGTGGCGACGCAGGTGAGTAGATTTTTAGTGAGAGCCGTGGCACTTTACAGAAGCCAGATACAAAACAACCCTTGGCGGATTGGTATGAGCGGGGGCGGAAGCCCAGTTCGCACCGGCAATTTAAGAGATACGCACATTGACCAAGTCGGAGCGTTCCAAGCGAGCATTAGACCGACCGCACCCTACGCCGAAGCAGTTCACAAAGGCCGGCCGTGGTTGGACTACGCAATGACAACCGAGGAACAGCAGGTGAACAATTTGGAAAGCGAAATGGGGGACGAGATTATCCGAGCATTGGCCTCGTAGTGAACGAGCCAGAGCCGGACGACCCAATAGCCAACTTTCCCCGAAACTTGCTTTATATTGCCTTCCAGAGGCCTATAAATTAACTATAACAGGCCAGAACAGGCCGAAAAAACGATATGAGTGCGAAATATACGACATTGATGACTTACATTTCAACTACCCTTGCTAAGGTGACGAAGTTGGCATTGGTGCTACCGCACCCGTGCGACCTCGTCAACGCTTATCCGGCCGTGATATTTATGCCGGACGCAATGACGAACGCCTACGAAAGCACGGCGGAAAACCGAAAGGCCTATAAGTTTAAACTTTGGGTTATTGTGGGAGCGGAGCAGACAACCATTAAGCAGATATTCGCCACCACCCTGCCGAACGTTGTGGACGATATTATTCAGCAATTTGATACGGACTATAATGGCGGGACGATTGACGGCCACCGAGTATGGGCGACATTGACGAGCGGAACTTGGAGCGTGAATAAAACCGATAAGGGCTTGGAAGCGGTGTGTGAACTTTCTTTGACCATTGAACTTAATACAAATAATTAACATAATAAAAATTAAAATATAATTTTTCTTATCTCAACTTTAACCATTAAATTGAAATAAGAATAAAGCAAAATTATGGCAGACATAATCGGACGCAATTTAGAAGTCGGTTATAGCGTGGAAAACGTGAGAGGCACGTCACCGGCTACCGTAGAGAAGTGGGTTAAAAATGTGACCGCCGGCATTGTAGAGAAGGCGGAAGTTAAGGACGACGAAAGCGTCCATAACACTTTAAGCGAAGGCGACCAAAGACGAGTTGTAAAACTTTGGATTGAGGGCAACCTTGAAGGCAACGTTCACGCCGACGCCATTGGTTATTTATTTTATAACCTTTACGGAGCGATTAATTCGGCCGTGGTGGAAACAACCGCCTACGACCATACCTTCACTTTGGCAGAAAGCATTAGTCACGCTTCGCTTTCAGTTTACGCCAAGGATGGAAGCATACAGCAGAAAGCATTTTCAAATTGTATGGTTAAGGCCTTGGAAATTAAGTGCGTTGTTAATGACTTCGTGAAATACACCGCCGGCTTTGTTGGCAAGGCGAGCGGAGCAAGCGTGGCTTCTCCGGTCTATAACACCGAATACGACTTTATTGGCAAGGACATAACCGTTAAGATTGCCGATACCGAGGCCGGCCTTCCGGGTGCGACCGCAACCAAGGTTAAGCAAGTTGATATTAAGTTTGATAGCGGAGCGATACAGGATTTTATTCTTGGAAGTGCGACGCCAAACGACGTTTATAATTCCAAGTTCAGCATTGAGGGCAAGTTCGTTAAAAACTTTGACGCTACGACCTTCAAAGATTTGAGTTTAGTCGATACCCCGAAGTATATGAGCATTACTATTTTGGGCGATACGACCATTGGGGCTATTTCAAAACCGACTTTGACCTTCACCTTTTACAAGGTTATGATTAACAGTTGGACACGGAGCGGGAAAGCCGACGCCGTCGTCACCGAGGAAGTTGGCTTCAAGGCCTACTATAATGCGACGGATAGCAAGCAGAGCAAATTAATTCTGCGGAACGTCACCACCGAATACGCTACTGCCCCGACAGTTTAGTTTTAAATAATTTATTAATATAAATTGTTCCTCTGGTTGCGACGGCACTTCTGTCCGCCCGAACAACCAGAAGGACAGAAAACAATTTTATGGAAAACAGACCTACAAAAAAAATTAAGTTAAGCCACTACGACGTTGACGTTTTGGAGTTCATTACTTGGGGCGAAAAAGAGCAGATACAAAATTGCCTTATCAAAGGAGCGAACGTTAACCAAGACGGCTTGAACAGTTTTGACCCGAGCGTTTTATTGGAAGTGAAATATAAGACCTTTGAGATTTGCGTCAAGAAAATTACGGACGAAGCCGGAGCGGAAATTGTTTTCAGCCGTGAGTGGATTAACAACCTTTCACCCGAGGACGGCGACGCATTGTATAAAGAGATTGACACCTTGGCAAAAAAAAAATAGTTTTGGACGATTGGGAGATTAAGCAGGAGCTTGAAGGGAACAAAAACCCAAGCGACATAACCATTATGGAAATGTTGAGCAGGGAATACGGGTGGACGCCGAGCCAGATAAAAGAACAAAGGTTTTGCGAAATTGAGAAATATGTTGATATTATCAGCGTTCGCAATTTAATAGAAAAAACAAATCTTAAAAAATAAATATGGCAGAAACCAGAGAACTACAACTTTTAATCACCGCCAAGGACGAAACCCAAGCCCAACTTAAAAACGTTGGAGCGACCTTGGATAGCCTTCAACCGGCCTTCAAAGCCTTGGCGGTGGGCGGGGGTATTGCGTTTGGGGCAATTTCAGCCGGCGTTATGAGTTCTCTTTCAGCGTTCTCCGACGCCCAAGCGGAAACTTCAAAAGTCAATGCCATTATGAATACCCTTTCCGATAGCGTCGGCAAGAGTTTAGGAAAAAACCTTCAAGGAGTTAAGGACGATATTAATAACGTAAGCCAAAAAATGATTGCCCTTGGCTTTGACGACGAGGACACGGCTACGAGTTTAGCCCGATTGACGCAAAGCACCGGCGACTACAAGCAAGCATTAGACCTTCACAATATGGCTATGGATTTAGCCAGATATAAAAACGTGGACTTGGCGACAGCGACAAGTGCGTTGATGAAAATGAACTCCGGCTCAATGCGGGAGTTAAAAATGTTGGGCATTGAAGTTGACGACACCACCACGAAGCAGGACGCCTTCCGTATCGTCACAGAAAGGACGGCCGGCCAAGCGAAGGCCTACTCGGAAACGATTAAGGGACAAACCGACACGATGAAGGTGAGTTTTACGAACTTAAAAGAAGCCGTGGGGCAGGCATTAGCACCGGCTTTGACGAAACTTGTTGAAGCCGTCACACCGCTTATAGAAAGGTTTTCTGCTTGGGCGGAGAAAAACCCCGACCTTCTGGCGAAAATACTTTTAATTGGCGGAGCAGTTGCCGGACTGGCTATGTTCGTGGGAATACTTGGTATGGCTTTACCCGCAATTATTGGCGGAGTTTCTGCTTTAGCGACGATGTTCGGCTTGCTACTCAGCCCGATTGGACTGATTGTTTTGGCTATTGCCGGATTGATTGCTATTGGAGTTTTACTTTACAAACATTGGGACGAAGTTAAAGCCAAGGCAATGGAAATTTGGAACGCCGTGGCTTTATTTTTTACGGGAATATGGACGAGCATTACTACCGCCTTGACCGAAGCGTGGAACGGCATTGTGGCTTTCTTTACGCAGGTGTGGACGGTGATTTCAAATATTTTCAAGTTCGCTGTGGCCTTGGCCGTGGGACTTGTGATTGCCGGCTTCAAGTTAATGGGGATTGACATTGTGGCCGTGATAAATAACATTAAATTATTTTTACAAAGTGCGTGGAACTTTATTAAGGAAGTGTTCGGAGTTTTCGCTACCGTGTTTTCCGAAACTTGGACGGCCTTCTGGACGGAAATTGGCAAAATACTTTCCGGCATTTGGGACGCCATTAAGTCAGCCGTGAGTTTGGCCTTTACTTTCTTAAAAGATTTATTTGACAAAGCGACGCAACCGCTCAAAGACGCTTGGAGTTCCTTATGGGACGCCATTGGCGGGAAGGTCACCTCGGCTTGGGACGGAATTAAGAACGTGATTAAGGGAAGCATTAATTGGATTTTAGAAAAAATTAATTGGGTGATTACGCAGGCAAACAACCTTGCTCAAAGCGGAGCGAAAGTTGTGGGGCTTACCATACCGAGCATACCGACTATTCCTTTATTAGCAGAAGGCGGGATTGTGACGAGGCCGACGCTGGCAATGATTGGCGAGGCCGGAGCGGAAGCCGTGATACCGCTTAACAAAGCGAACGGCTTGGGCGGAATTAATATTTATATTTCGGGAAACACGATTGCCGGCACGAACGGAGTGAAGCAACTGGCGGAAATGGTGGGCGACGCAATCAGCCGGAAATTACAATTAAACCAGAGAACAAGTTATTAGAACGGGCATAGCCCTTAATAAATATGATACAGGTTTTAATTAACAGCGTAGATTTAACAAGTTATATTCAACGGGACAGCCTACAAGTTCAGCAGAACTTGACCAATCAGGTTGACACCGCTTCCTTCGTCGTGAAAAAATATGGGAGCCGGAGTTTTACGCTTGATTATAATGACGACGTTAAGATTTTTGACGGAGCGACCCAGATATTCGGCGGGATTATTCAAACCATTACCGAAACAACCGAAGGGGCAGGCGGAGTTATTAACTACCAGATTGACTGCTCGGATTATACGATTGTTATGGACAAGCGATTGGTGGCCGAAACGTATGAGAGTATGACCGTTAAGGATATTATTGATGACATTTTAGCGAACTACACTACTGGCTTCACGGCCGTGGGAATTACCTGCTCATTTTTAATTACGAATATCACCTTCAACCAAATGTTGCCGAGCGATTGCTTGAAAAAGTTGGCGGAGATTGTGATGAACGATTGGTATGTGGACGAGAACAAAGGCGTTCACTTCTTTGCCAAGAACAGCGTATCTGCTCCTTTTAATTTGACCGACACTTCCGGTAATTATGTTTTTCAAACGCTTCAACGAGTTTTAGACGGAACGCAGATAACGAACAGGGTGAAAGTTAGAGGCGGAGAATATAACGGGAACGTTTACAGCGACAGCATAACGGTTAAGGGAAGCAATTCAAAAAGTTTTACCTTGCCTTATCAATTTGCCAATTTAGTTATTTTAAAAAATACAGTTCCGCAAGTTTTAGGCATTGATAATATTGACGATTTTGCGACGCACGATGTTCTTTATAACTTTGAACAGAAAAATATCCGTTGGAACGCCAACCTTAACGACGGCGACATTATCGCTTTTTCCGGCAACCCGAAAACCAGAGTATTCGCCGTGGCCGAGGATAGCGTTTCAATCGCTTCTTATGGCAAGATTGAAAAACTTATTCGGGACGATAACATTACTTCAAACGGAGTAGCGAGGCAGAGGGCGAGTGCGGAACTTTATGCTTATTCAAATAAGATTATTGACGCCACCTTTGAAACCAGAACAAGCGGACTGCGGGTTGGTATGAGCATTAACATTTCAAGCACCACCCGAAACAGCGACGACGACTTGACCATTAAGACCTTGACCTTTCACCCGTTGGACGCTAACAATTTTGGCTATACGGCCGAGTGCGTAAGCACCAAACGACAGGGATTGATTGAACTGCTACAAATGATTTTGCGACCTGCCCCGTTGAGTGCGGACGCTTCCGAGGTCACCGAGGATATATTCTCCGATACGCAGAGCGTGAGCATTGTTGAGGACATAGGGACAATTCTGCCCGTGAGCGACGAAGCGAGCGTGGCGATTGCCGAGTTAGTGGAAACCGACCCGTTAGGAGCGGGCGTGGAGCCGACGTGGGTTTTAGCCAGATACCGAGTGCGTTGGAACTTTAACTTTTATATGTTTCAGCAAGTTCCCCGAGCCGATAACTATAATCTTTTTACCCTTAATTCAGCCAGACAGAAAGCGTTAGCCGTGGCGGACATTTTCCAGACGAACGAATACCACGACCCGCAGAGGGAAGGGAGATTGGATTATTCATTAAAAGTTTATTAATTTAATTATAAAAACAATATGAGCATTTTATCATTAGACAATTATATCGCTTCCGTGAAGCAGAGATTGACTTTCATTAAGACGGCGAGCAGGACAGTAGTTTCTGCTATGCCTTTTTCCCTGTTTGACTTGGCTGGCAACCCAAGCACCGGCAACTTATCAATCGGCAATACGGCCAATGGTTTAGTGCCTACGGATATTTCCGTGGCCGGCTACCCGACCCTTAACGCTTTTGGGGGCGGAGCGACCGGCTACATTTCCAAGATTGAGTTCGGGAGTTCTGTCGCTTGCCGTATTCAACTTTATGACCGGCTTTTTAATGCCGGCAGTTATGCTTATTCAGCCGGAACAACCACCTTGAACACGCAACCTTCTTATGCGAGCCGAGTTCCCCATGCCGACTACAAAGGTTTGGAGATTTGGATTGAAGTCCAGACGGCGTTCGTCACGGGAAACAACTGGCAAGTTCAAATTACCTATACCGACCAAGACGGCAATCCCGGTCACACTTCAATCATTTCGGCCGTTATGGCCGTGGCCAACCTTACCCTTGGGCGTATGTTCCAGATTGGATTGGCAAGCGGGGACACGGGAGTTCAAAAAATTGAGAGCGTTATCGTGACGAACGGAAGCACGGCAATGACCGCCGGTGCGTTCAACGTTTTAGTGCTTCGCCCTTTATGGACGGGCAGGGTTATGGCGGTTTGCGACGGCGACAATCACGATTTATTAAGGACTGGTTTAGTTCAAGTTTATGACACTTCCGCTTTATTCCCAGTTATTTATGCCGATAGCACCAGTTCAGGCACACCAGAAATGAGCATTGAAATTGCGAACTTATAATTAAAATAATTTTATATGGAAAAAAATAATATAACGGGCGACCAAGGCAATTTCAAGATTAAGGGTGAGCATTTCTTTTTCAGCATTAACCCGAAAATCAAGGAAGGCACGTGGGGCTTTAAAATGGTTAAGCAGGCCATACAGAACTTCGTGCGAAAAAATGATTGCTTTTGGTTTGACCTTTTAACCAAGGTGGGAGTGATACAAGAATACAAGCGAGCGGACAATTTGATTGTGACGACCGGCCGGAGCGTTCTGGCCAGACGATTAGCCGGAGATACCACCTACACGGGAGCGATTAACTATGGGGCTTTGGGAAGCGGAAGCACGGCCTTCACCAATGGCTCAACCCAGTTGAACACGGAAGTTTATAGGAAGTTGGCTTCGTCCCTTTCCTACGACAGCAATATTGCTTATGCGGATTACTTTATTGCTTCCGGCGACATTGGAAATCAGACCTTCCGAGAGTGGGGAACTTTCATTGACGGCGGAGCAGTAGCAAACACGGGACAGGCGTTCAGTTTACTTATTACCGGCGGTTGGATTAAGAGCGGGAGCATTTATATTTCCTGTAAATACACGATTAATTAGAACGGGCGAAGCCCTTAAAACGGGCATAGCCCTTAACTTCAAAATATATGGCAATTAAAAGTTGGGTGATGGGCGACAGGGTATATGCGAGCGATTTAAACAAGAACTTCGCCTTGCTTGACTTTGCCGACGGCAATGCGACCTTTACCTATAACACCGACGGAACTATCGCAACCGTTGTTGATACCGACCGTTCAGCGACTTATGCCTTTACTTGGGCGAGCGGGAAATTAGTATCTTGGACGGACGGCACGAATACTTGGACGCTGACTTATAACACCGACGGAACAGTTGGGGCGATTGTAAAAACTTAATTTAATAATTTATAAAATAAAAATAAAACTATGCCTATTTCAATAAACGCTTCGCCGAGTTCAAAGTTCTCCGCCCAGAAAGGGGTTGACTACCCAGCCATAATGCGGTTTGACCCGCTATGGTATGCGGGATTAGAGCAATTCAGCGACGCCACGAACGCCGACGTTGCCCTTGTGCCTTCAACCACGAACTACGGCGGGGCTTCGCAGAACGCTTATAAGACCATTAATACTTTGGTCACGAACGCCAAGATTTACTATAATCAACTTTTTCAGGACGTAGGAACGAGAGATAATATCGCTAACAACGGAGTTATAAAAATTACGGCGGGAAGTTGGGTTAATAATTATAAGAGTTTGAGAGCAGTCCGCTACGCCACCTTGGGGAAAAACGTGACGTTTGACCCGACCTATTCTGTTCTGGCGAATATGTATACGCTTTATTGTTTGGCTTTGGACGCCAATAACTTTGTAATGATTTATACTACCACTGCTCTTTATGCGGTGGTTGGAACTTTTGACGCTAACCATAATTTGACTTGGGGAACGCCAGTTAGTATGTCGGCTACGGCCACGACCACGAGGGCTAATGTGAGTGCCTGTATTATTGATACGAATAAGTTCTGCGTGGTTATGCCACATACGACTAACTATGGCTATATAATTGTCTGCACGGTTGCGGGAACAGTTATCACAGCCGGCACGCCCGTTCAATTTACGGCTTCCACCTATACATTGAGTTTCGCTTCGGTTGTTTCTTTGGTGACGGCGGGGAAGGGTATGATATTTTTTGCCGACAGCAATACTCCGAAACAATGTCAAGCAAGGGCTTTCACTACGGCGGGAACAGTCCCGACGATTGGGGTTGTGGCTAACGTGGGAACGGCCACGGGAACGAATATCGCTTATATGATTGCTTGGACAGATACGACCGATAAAGCATTAGTGCTTTCAAGTTCAGCGACGGCGGGAGATAACTTCGTGACAGTCTGCACCGTTTCAACTACGACCATTACGGCGGGAACTTCTTTGAACGTTATGACAAGCGGAAGTTGTTATCTAGATAGTGCTTTCAATATGGCTTGGATTGTGGCGGGGAAAGCGATTGTATTTGGGAACTACGGCAACGTGGCTTATATTACTTGGTCGGGAACGACCTTGACTTTGGCTGACTTGAAACAGGTTGGCAGTAATGAAACGTTCAGCAGTTGTCTTGTTAGCCAAATGAACTTTTTTGAAACCTATGCCGCCAATAAACTATCGGCAATTTTCAGCGTTCCAAGTACGACGGCCACGGGACAGGTTTGGGCGTTTGATATTTCAAGCGGAAAAATAGTTCTGGTTAGGGGAACTTCGGCCACGAGCAATAACGTTGACGTGGTATTCGGGACGCCTATGGGAGTTGGACAAAAACAATTTAATACCAATGCTCCGGTCGGCGGGATTTTATTCAAAGTCGGGACGAGATATTGCTTGTGGGCAGGCGATAAAGATAACACTTACCAGAAAGCCTACTTCTGCCAGATTTTAGGCCAAGTGAGTTTCTACAACGGGACAACTTTGATTGGAACGGATACCGCTTTAATCGGATTTGCCAAACAGGTTTATGTGGCCAATTCAAGCACGGGCGGAAGCAAGTGCTATTGGGAAATGAAAAATACTTCGGGCGTGACTTTAAGTTTTGAGATTTATGACTTCGCCCTTGAAATAGAATAATAAAAATATGCCAGACAAAAACTACGGCTTAATTTTACAGCAACCCAAACCAAACGACCTACGCTTCGGGATATTTTCCCCGATTGAAAACGAGGCATTGCTTGACTACGCTGATTGGACGCTTTACCTTTCCGATTTTGACCGGCAGAGAAACAAGAACTTTGACGCTTGGGATTGCGTGAGCGAGAGTGCGGTGAAATTATTAGAGATACAATTCAATTATCTTTACCATAATAAATTATTACGGGTTGACCAGACGGAGTTCTTGTTTGACAAGGGCTATTTGATTAACGATTTGATTGAGTTTAGTTCCCGCTTCATTGCGAAAATGAGCGGGACGATTATCGGCTACGGGAACACCGGCGGAGTGGTAGCGGACACTATTAAGAAATGCGGTTTAATTCCAAGCTCCTTGTGGGATATGACCGACGATATGACCGCCGAGGAATACTACAAAGAGATTGACGCCGACCTCGTCAATCTGGGCAAGGAGTTCGCCGGATTGTTCCCGACTAATTGGGAGTGGATTGAGAAGCCGAACTTCGCCGACGGATTAAAATATTCACCGATACAGATTTTCACGGACGCTTGGCACTTGGACACGGACGGGCAATACAAGTTCGTGGACGGATTTAATCACGCCGTCGCTTTAATCAAAGCCGAGGGGAACGTGATATGCGACACCTATGAGCCGTGGCTTAAAAGTTTAGAGGACGGCAACCTTCAATATTTTGGAATTAAATACTTTATTAACTTTAACAATAAACTTATGGCAAACTTTGGACAGAACAAACTCTATCTTTTAGTGGAAGGGAGCGAGCAGAAGTTGGCGATGTTCCTTGACGGGGCGTTGATTATTTACGATAACAAGATTGACACCTTGCTCAACGCCACGGCCAGAAGCCACGCCTACCAAGTTCCAATCCCCTTGACATTAAAAGATTTTAATTCCGTTCCTCATAAAGACGGGAAAGGAAATATAATTAACTAACTTTCGTTTCTATGAAAAACATTTTAATTAACGTGTTAAAGTTCCTTGACGGAAAAAAGACAGCGATTATCGGCATATGTGGTTTGATAATTTTATGGTTATCAAGCGACGGATACATTACCGAGGCGTTGGCCTATTCTTTACAAGGAGTTCTAACCATTTTAGGCGGTGGAGCG